TCGCAGCACGCCGGGCGCGACCTCGCGGAAGTTGTGCGTCCCCGGGATGTCCAGCCGTGTCACCAGCACCTGCCAAACTTGGTGGTACACCCCCCGGGACTTGAACCCGGAACCCACTGATTACGGGCCGGAGATCAGCCACGGCGAGCTCATCGAATGGATCGGCGGGCCGCTCGCCGGTGCCGTAATCGTACTACGCCTCTTGGCCCGTTCTGGGGCGTGGCGCAAGTAGCCGCAGGTTGGCAGCGTCGATCGGATGCAACCGGATACCTGGGGCGAGCTCATCGCCCGATTCCTTATCGACCTCGCTCGCAACGGCGCGAGCCCGGAGACCGTGAAGCAGCGCCGCCGGCAGTTGGTGCGCGCCGGCCGAGATCTCGGCGGCGACCCGCGCGAGGTCACGCGCGAGGTCCTGGCCGATTGGCTGGACTCGCATGGGTGGCTGGATTCGACGATGAAGTCACACCGCGCCGCGGTGCGCTCGTTCTACGGCTGGCTCGTCGACGTCGACGAGATCGCCGTCTCCCCCGCTGCACGCCTGCGCGTCGTCAGGGATGCCCAGGAAGGCCCACGGCGGCTCCCGGCCAGCGACATCGCGGTCGCGTGGACGCAGCACGCTCGGGACCCGCGGGTCCGCCTTATGGGCAAGCTCGGCGCACGGCTCGGAATGCGCCGCGGCGAGATCAGCCGCGCCGACCGCGAGGACCTATTCCGCGACCTCCTCGGTTGGTCGATGCTCGTCAAGGGCAAGGGCGGACGCCGCCGGTTCGTGCCGGTGCCTGACGACCTCGCGGCCGAGATCCAGACCTACCCTCCCGGCCCGTTGTTCCCCGGCAAGATCAACGGCCGACTCTCCCCGGCCTGGGTCGGGACGCTCCTCAGCCGAGCGATGCCCGAAGGTCAGACGGCGCACATGCTGCGGCACCGCCGTGCGACCAAAGCGTTCGACGAGACCGGCGACCTTCGCGTCGTGCAGGAGCTCCTCGGTCATGCATCGATCGCGACGACACAGGTCTACGTGCACCGGACCGCGCGGCAGCTGCGCCGCGCGGTCGGCGGCAGCCTGTAGGCCCTACTCGCCCTCCGGTCGTCCGGTCACTGGATCGATCCGCGGCGGCGGATCCTCGCCGCGGATCGCCCAGGCGTTATCTCGGATCGCAGCGCCCACCGCGCCGCGGATGACCCAGTACGAGATCGCAAGACCGACCCCGACAATCGCAATAGTGATCAGGATCGATATGACAGGCTCCATGCCGTCACGGTAGCGGTTGAGGCTCGTCGCCGCGGCCGCGGAATGCGATCGACTGGAGGGTGCTGACCGCGCCGGCAAGGCCGGCGATCGAGGCGACCTGGAGCCAGTCGATGCCGATCAGGCCGGTGGCCGTCGCGAGGCCGGCGCCGATCGCGGCCTGGGCGGTGGTCGACACGGCACGGTCGGCGGTGTCGATCCAGAACTGGCGGGAGGCGTACTTGGACGTCATGGTTTCTTCTCCTTGCGTGCGAGGAAGTCCGGCGGTGCCGGCAGGGGGTCGTTGTTTGGGTTGTGCCGGTAGGCAAAGTCGACGAGCTCACGCGCCCACAGCCACAGCAGCCGGTTCTCCCGGGTGAGGAGGATCAGGAACGTCAGGACCGCGCCGAGCACGCCGCCGACGATCGTCAGCAGCGCGATGGGCAGAGCCTCGGTCACGAGCGCAGCCGCTCGGCGAGCTCGTCGGCCACGGCCGCGGCGATCGTCTCGGCGTCGACGCCGGCGGGCGGGTTGTCCTTGATCGCGCCGGGGACGGTGACGAGGTGCTGGAACGGCTTGCCCGGAGCGAGCGGGTAGTCGGTCGGCATGCCGGCGACCTTCGCGGCGAGTTGGTTCCGCAGGTACCAGGACCCGTTGGGCGTCTCGTCCCAGTAGTCGGGTGTGCGGCCGCCGTTGAGCGCGGTTGCGACGCGATCCTCGAAGGCGCGCGCGTCGGCCGAGAGCGTGGAGAGCTCTCGGGACAGCGAGACGATCGTCGGCGAGACGAACAGGTAGAACTCGCCGATGCCGTCGCGTCGGATCCTCTTGACGATCATGTCGTCCTCCTCGGTAGTGATGGGTTGGGTGCTGGCCGCCGCCCAGTCGGCGGGCGAGAGGTAGTAGGGCGCGGGGTCGGTCTGCATGCCGTTCACGATGAGCTCGTGGTGCAGGTGGATGCCGCGTGCGTTGCCGGTGGCGCCCATGGTGCCCAGGCGGTGGCCGGCGCGGATCTGCTGGCCGGGCTTGACGAGCACGACGGACAGGTGCGCGTATCGGGTCTTGTAGCCGAGTGGGCTGACGATGGTGACCAGGTGCCCGTAGTCGGGGTCGTGCAACTCGACGTCGACCGTGCCGTCGTGCGAGGCGTAGACAGGCCAGTCGTCCGGCGTGTGCCAGGCGTGGTCCTGCCCGCAGTACGAGTAGTCGCCGCGCGCGACCCGCGCCGGGTAGCGCGCCGCGTGCTCGGCGAACGTGTCGGACAGCGGCCCGGTCGTCGGGCGCAGCAGCTGGATGTCGCTCACAGGGGGTCCCCGATGAACCGCACGAACACACGATCGCCGCTCGCCCAGGTGAAGGGTGCGGTCGCGCCCAGCGGGGTCGTCGTGTTGAGGGTCCCCCAGTAGCGGACCAGGATCGTCGTGCCGGCGGGGTTGAGGAGCAAGACTGCCGGGATCACGCCGACGCCCTCGTCCATGAGGTAGGACTCGCCCTCGAAGCCGCGGGAGGTGGTGGCGGACGGGTTGGCAAGCGCCACGGCGAGCGTGAGGCTCAGCGCGCCCATGGTGGGCGAGGTGCCGAGCCGGATGACGAGGTCGTGCTCCACGCGCCCGGCGACGTAGCGTGCGCGGCCGGTGGCGGTGCCGCCGGTGCCGATCGTCAGGTTGGTGATGGTCGGCGTCCAGGTCCACCAGCCGGAGTCCCATGGCTTCCACACGCCCGCGGTATAGCGGTAGGTGGTGTCGGCAGCGATGACGTAGGCGAGCATCCCGGTCTGGGGTGACGGGATGCTCGCGAGGTTCGGGACGCCGGCGACCCGGGGGATCATGCCGGCGGCGATCGCGGCCGAAACGCTGTCCAGGCCGTCGTTGAGGAGCTCGCTCATGCTCTGGCCGGTGCCGTCGGCCTCCTCATAGCGGATGATGCCGAGCGCGTCGGTGGTGCTCATACGGGGACGTCCTCTCGCAGGGTGACTCGCATGGTGTTCTCGGGGTAGCTGCGGGCGATCGACAGGACGCGGCCGCGGATGACATCCAGTGGGGTCGTGACGAACGTGTCGCCGAGGAGCTCCAGCGTCCAGTCGGCGCGTGCCTCGAGCTCGTAGCGGGCCGCGCGCGACTCCAGCGCCCGGTAGATCTGCGCGGCCTGCCCGGCCCCCGGGAATGGCGTGTCGTAGGAGACCTGGTGCACGCGGGGCGCGACCCCCGCGTCGGCCTGGTAGGTGTCCCAAGCCTGGCGGGCGGTGCCCGTAGCGTCGGTCCACTTGTAGGACACGACGACGGCGGTGGGTTGGTCGGCTCGGCGGCGACCTTCGCGCAGTTCGGTGACGGTCTCCGCCGTGTCGAGATCGGCGCCCACGGGGTTGGGGAGCATCGTGTACGCGGGGAACGAGTAGCGCTCCTTGAAGAGGTAGAAGTCGTCGTGATCGTCGGCCCACAGCTTGAAGCCGGCCGCGCGCACGATCGGCATGAGGTAGTCGAACAGGCTCTGGCCCGGCATCCGCACGGCGTCATTGGCGGCGACCTCGGGCGGGAGCGTCTCGATCGTGTAGGCCAGGCGCAGGCCGGCCTCGGCGAGCGCCGCGATGACGAGCGTTGTCAGCGCGGTCGGGCCGGTGGGGCCGGTCGGGCTGACGGCGACGAGCGCATGGTCCTGCATCGTCGCTTCCGCGTTGGCGAGGTCGAGGTGCAGCACGCCGGCACGGTGCTCGAAGTCCGCGTCGCGCACATGCAGGCGCCGGGTCGTCACGAGCGCGGGCTCGTGGGAGCTGGAGGCGTCGTCGTAGCTCGCGTAGAAGGCGTCGGAGAGATCTCCGAGCGTGCCGCCGAGGATGCCCCACGCGACCGTCAGTGCGGCGAGAGAGCCCGCGGGGGTCTTCAGCGTCGTGAGGTCGGCGAGCGTGATCGACTGGCCGTAGAGCTCGCGCGTGGTCAGCTGCACGACGACATCGAGATCGGTGTCTTTGAGCTCGAGCGCGAGCTCCACGTCCGACGGGACGGCGAAGAGCTCGCCCTGCGTGGACGGGCTCCACGACTCGTCGTCGGTGATGGTGGACCGCAGGACCGTCAGCGCCAGACCGCGCAGCGTGGTCGGTTCCACGACGCGAGCGCGCTGCGCGAGGCTGACGGTGCGGGCGCTCACGCGGTCACCTCAGCGGTGATGATCCACTCAGCCGCAGTCTCAGGATCCAGCGTCTTCGACACGGCGCCCGTGAGCCGCACCGTGGGCGGGAGGTCCGGCTGCGCGGCGTCGCTCAGGCTGATCAGCAGGCCGGCCGCGAGCGCAGCCTCGAGGTCGCCGGCGTCGTCCGAGTCGGGCAGGTGCGCCTCCAGCTTGAGCATCGCCGGTGCTGCCGGGTAGACGGTGTACGCGGCGGGACCGTGGAGCACGTCGTGCTGCACGGTGCGCGATCGGCGCTCGCTGCTCATCGTCGAGATCTCGAGCACAGCCGTGCAGCTGCCCGTCGCCCAGGCGATCGTGGTAGCCATCACAGCACCGGCTTTCCGTTGCGGTCGACCGGCTCGACGGTGACCGTGAGTCGGCGACTGTTCAAGTCGCGCTGCATGGCTCGCCAGACGCCGTCGACGTCGGGCAGGGTGAGGCCCAGGCGGGTGTTCACGGTCTCGGGAATGTCGTCGAGGTCGCCCTTGAATCGGGTGACGTTGGTCGTCGCCTGGCGGGTGTCGACGTCGATCAGGATTTCGGTGCCGTCGTCGAGTGTGAAGAGCTTGTTACCGAGCTCGTCGACTTCCATCTGGGCCGTGCCGGCGGTGTCGAGGACCGCGCGGAGGTAGGAGTCCTGCCACGCGGCGAACTCGCGGTACTGGTCTTGCGCCTGGCGCGTCTCGTCGATCGCGGCGCGCAGCGGCGCGGTGCTGGATTCGAGGTTGAGGTACAGCTGATTCGCGACCTCGCCGTTGCCGTTCGCGAGCTTCTCGACGTTCTGCTGCGCCTCGGCATACTTGGCATTGACGATGTCGATCGAGCCGGAAACGCCGGCCCAGGCCTGCGCGATGACCTCGGCAGGTAGGCCGAGCTCGTCGCTGATTCGCTTGATGTCCTGACCGTGGTCCGCGTAGGCGTCGGTCATGCGCGAGATCGTGGCGGCGGCCGAGGACCATTCGTCGATACCCGATTGGGCCATCTCTTTGAACTGCTCGGTGACGCGCTGCTTGGTCGCCTCGGCGTCGGCGACCAAGCCCTGGATCGCGGAGCCGATGAGGCCGACCCCGACCGCCGCGCCGCCGGCGGCGAGCGCGAACGGTCCGGTGAGGGTGCCTGCGATGCCGCCGAGTGTGCCCTGGGCGAGATCCTGGATCGACCCCATATCCCCCTTGAAGCTGGAGGCGACCTCGGAGAACTTCGCTTTGCTCTGGTCGCCGAATGCTTCGGCAGCGTCGCCGGATTCCTTGAAGCTGCTCTTCGCCTTGGCCGCGGATTGCCGGTAGGCGTCGTCGATCTCGTCGGCGGTCTTCTTCGTCTCCTTGCGGAGCGTCTCGGTACGGTCCTGAGCGACCTCGAGCTCGCGCTCGAGCCGCTCGGGCCCCTTGGACTTGCCGAGGTCGGTGATCGCCTGCTCGGCGTCCTCGAGCGGTTCGATGACGTCGGCCTTGAGGCCCTTGCGGAATGCCTCGCCGTCTTCGGCGATGCCGATCTCGATCGGTGGCTTGGCCATGTCAGGTCGCCTTCTCGACGGCTTCGTGGACCGCACGCACGGTCGTCTGGATCCACAGCGCCGCGAACCGCGGGATGGTGTCCATAGCGGCCGGGTAGACCATGTAGCCGCCGCGCTGGCGCGGCAGGAACCGGGTGCCGGATCGCATCGTGTAGGACTTCCCCTTGCGGCTCACGCGCTTGACCAGGCGGTCCGGGTTGGAACCGAACTCGATCGCCTTGGCGAGGCGCTCGAGCGGTGCCCCGGAGTGGAGCTTGCCGGTGCCGGCGCGCAGGAACACGTTGCGGGTGGTGACGCCGACCTTGCCGGAGTCGGCGAGGCGCTCCTCCAGGGTGGAGCGCCCGCCGTGCTTCCAGAGCTCGTCCTCCCAGATCGGTGCGGCCTCAGCCTTGGTCGCCTTACCGATCTGGGTCCGCACCTCCTTGTCGAGGTCCTGCATGGCCAGCATGAGGATGCGGAGCGGCGAGTCGATCAGCAGACTGATTCGACCCGCCATGATCAGGCCGTCGGGGTGAACGCGACGTCGACGGCCTCGTAGGTCATCGACCCGGCGGCGAGGGTGCCGCCGGCACCGCCAGCGGGCAGCGGGCTGCCGATGATCTTGAAGGCGTAGGTACCCCCGGAGACGGCGGCCTCGCAGGTCAGGAGCACGCCGATGTTCGCGAGCATGAACCGCTGGAGACCGGTCGCCGTCGCGTGGTCCTGGATCGCGTCGACGGCCAGCTGCCAGCTGACGACATCCGCGCCGACGAGGTGGTCCACGCCGGCGACGTCGGTGTAGCGCTCCACGCGCGTCGACGGCGTGAGCGTCGCGGATCGGATGTGGGCGGACTGTCCGTTGGTCCCGATCTTGACGGGCATCTTGACGAACACGGGGACTGCGGCGATCTCGGCCATGGTGGCTACTCCTCGGTATCGGGGTCCGGCTCAGGGTCCGGGTCGGGGGTCGGTGGGTGGGTGAGGCCGGCGAGCACGTCGACGTCGAGCTCCCAGCCGAGGTACGGGGCGAACTCGGCGGTCTTACGCGCTCCCGTCCAGGTGATCTGCTCGTCGAGCGTGAGCGCGATGATGAGCTCGAGGACATGGGCGTCGATCTCGTCCTCGGCCTTGCTCACGTCCTTGCGGTCATCGACGACGATCAGACGCATATGGCAGGTCACGAATCCGGGCGGGAGGTCCCGCCGGTCCAGCGAGTGGTACTCGCAGTAGACCGTCGGGCGGGCGAGCTCGCCCGGTGTGACCAGGCCCGGCTTCGGGTCCCATCCCTCGGGGAGGTAGGGCTTGACGCGCTCCACCAACCATGGGCGGACGGTGGCCAGCGGCGACGGCTCAGAGGACATGGGGTTTCCCGTCGACCGGGCGGATGATGCCGCGGATGGTCTTGTCCAGCGGCCTCGGCGTGAACGTGAATCCGCCTTCGCCGATCTCGCCGTCCTCGTTCCCGCGGCCAGCGTTCCAGAGGTTCTTGGCCTGCTGGAGTTGCGCGTAGACGTAGCGCACGGGCGGCGCGAACGGCTCGCCGTCCAGGAGCGCCAGTACGTTGTCGATCGTCTCCTGGTCGTACCCGAGGCTCGCGACGTCCTCGGCCAGCTGCTCGAGCGGGTCGAGGAGCTCGGCGCCGTACTGGAGGACCTGCCCGCGCGCGACGTCGAGGATCATCCCCGTCAGTTCGAGGTTGATCAGCGGCGCGTCGCGCCAGGCTCCGAGGAGGCGCTGTTGCGCCTCCTCGGAGTCGACGGTGTACCAGTCGGGCATGGTGTCCTCAGGCCAGGCGCAGCCAGGTGACGGTGCCGTCCGTGACGGTCGCGCCGACCGCCGGGGCGGACGGTGCCGAGCCCGCGGACGTGCCCGCGGCGACGCAGCGGTAGACGACCGCGGAGGCCTTGACCAGCTGGCCGTACGTGTACGCCGTGGTGTTCGCTCGGGCCGCGGGGGTGCCGACGCGCACGACCGCTTCGGGGCGGACCTCGAACGTCTGGAGGTAGCCGTGGATGGCGCGGTCGATGCCGCCCTTGGCGATCTCGAGCGCGTCGATGTGGAGCGGTCCGCCGGGGAGCTCGTCGAACTCGATGGCGCGCTGGGCGCCGACGATGACCGAGGCGGTGTCGTCGATGCCGGTCTCGCCGAGGACGAGCTGCACGTCGCCGTCGGCCTGGCCGTCGGCGTTCGTCGACAGGACGAGCTTGACGAACGCGGGCATGTTCTCCTCGCCGCCGGCGGCGTAGGCGATCTGCTCGTAGGCGATCTCGTTGAGGATGCCGAAGGTCGGCAGGTCGCGACGGTAGTCGGACTTGCGGGCCTTGACCGCGAGGATGCCCTGGATGACCTGCCCGACCGCGGCCGGGTAGTTCGCCGAGTACTTGGACGTGGCCGGGTCGACGGGTGCGCCGGACGCGATCTGCCAGGCGTCGAGGGCGACGTCATCGGACCAGATGAGGTAGTCCTCGGCGATGAGCTTGAAGAACGCCTCGAGGACCTCGGCGCCGCCGGGCAGGTCGGAGAACTCGCGGGCGATGTCGGCGCCCCATGCGAAGCGGGCGAGCGTCGACGCCGACTCCTGGGTCCAGCCGGTACCGGACGCGATCGCGGACTTGTTGCCGGCCCAGGTCGACGTCGGCGCGTACGTGTCGACGGGAGCGCCGGACGTGCCGCGGTGGACCTTGTAGCCCTTCTTGCCCTCGATCGAGATGTCGGTGCCGGTCTTGCCGAGCGGCACGTACTGGCGCTCGTACTCGAGGCCCTGGTACAGCTGGCCGACCCAGCTCGGCTGGATCGCGTGGCCGCCGATCGGGAGCGATCCGGCGCCGCTGACCTTGACGTCGGACAGTGCCGCGAACAGGGTCGCGGGGTCGCCCGACAGGCGCGGGTTCGCCGACGCGAGGAGCGTCAGGTCGTCGGAGGTCGCGGCGTTCAGCCGTGCCCGGTTGATCGCGGCGAAGATCTGGCGCGGCTCGGGGCCGCGCGCGCGGGTCTTCGCAGCGCCGCGGCGGGGCGCGCCGCCGAGGAGCGTCGCGGGAACGGGTCGGCGGACCGGGGCGCCCCGGCGGGCAGCGCGGGCCTGCACGGTCGCGGAGACTTCCTCGGGGTCGGCGTCGGGGTCGGGCGTGTAGACGACGTCGCCCTCGGGGGTCTCGACGACGATCTCGTCGGGCAGCGCGTCGGCGCTGACCTCGACGGTCTCCTCGTCGGTGGCTTCGACCTCGGCGTCGATCTCTTCGCCGGGGGCGGTCTCGGCGAGGAGAGTCGACGCCGGGATGATGGACCGGCGCTTGCCGGTGGTGCGCGGTGCGCTCATGGTGGTTGTCCTTTCGGGGGTGTCTTTCGCTGCGAGGAGGGTGGCGCCGGCGAAGGCCGGCTCTTCGACGAGGGCGGCGGCGAACACGCGACCGGAGGTCGCCTGGCCGTCGCGGATCTTGACGTCGGCGGCTTCGACCGACAGGTGCTTGCGCTTGCCGGACCGCGCGTCCGCGAACGCCGCGCGTCCGAGCGGAGTGTCGGCGAACTTGAACGAGGCGTAGATGCCGGACTCGGGCTGCTCCCAGACGCGGGTCATGCCACCGGCGACCCGCTCGCGCTCGTGCTCGAGGTTGAGGCTGGCGCCGGTCAGGTCGGCGGGGATCTCGAACGCGCCGGCCTGCACGGTGAAGCGGCCGATGTTGGATCGGGCTTCGACGCCGAACGGCACGAGGAGGCCGGTGGCGGTCTGGTCCTCGGCGCTGAACTCGAGCGTGCCGGCGTCGATCTGGATCGTGGCCATGTCAGTCCTCGCTCGTCTGCGGCTCGGTCGGGGTCGAGGTCAGGTAGTTGGACGAGTCGACGCGGATCGACATGCCGGTCTCGCACACGTCGTCGAGTGACAGTCGGGACTCGATCGCGTCGGCGTACTTGGCGAGGCCGAAGTCCCAGAGCTCGTTGCGCTGGGCGCCGCCGGCCTCGCTGGAGTAGTGGATGTCTCCCCCGCCGGACTGCTTCGCGCCTTCGACCAGGCCCGCGGGCAGGCCGGCGTGGTTGGCGATGTCGAGCCGGTTGGCGTTGCGGCCGGACTCGAACAGGTCGGTGGGCAGCTGACCAGGCATGTCGACGCTCACCCAGTCGGGCTTGAGCGCGGTCGCGCCGCCCTTGCCGGAGCGGTTGGTCTTCCAGGTGTTGAGGAACAGCTGACGCTCCTCGGAAGTCCAGCCGTCCCAACGGTCGGCGGCGAGCGACAGGATCGTCAGCGCGACCGGATTCTCGATGCGGTCGCGGTAGGCGGCTTCGATCGAGCGGGCGTCGGCGATCGTGTCGTACCCGTCGAAGAGCATGCCGTTGGAGCCGTAGCCGAGGCGGATCGGGACGATGTGCTGGAGGTAGCGGGCCGGGATGTCATCGTGGGTCGCGGTGACCGTGCCGTTGTCCTCGAGGGTCCAGGTGCCGTAGGGCAGGTGGAGCGCGTCGTAGGGCAGGCCGTGATCGAGCTTGAAGCCGATCGCGGCCCAGCCGCACATGAACAGGTCGGACGCGACGCCCCAGCGCAGGTCACGCGGCGGTAGCCCGCTCGCCGAGGACAGGAGCCAGCGGGGCTGCTCCTTGGCCTCGGTGTCGCCGTCGTAGAGCCGCCAGGGCATGCGGGCGAGGACGCCGCAGGTGATGTCGTGCGCGCGCTTGACGGCGGGGACCTTGAGCGCCGACTCGCGGGTCAGGGCGGTCGGGATGTCCGGGTAGAGGTCGGCGACGATGAGCTTGCCGAGGTCGGGCTCGGGCGCGTAGGGGCTCGCGATCATCGGCGGCATCGCGGAGAGCGGCCGGCGCAGGAAGTCGAAGAAGCCCACGAGCGAGAGGCTCGCGCGCACTTTCGCTATCGGACGAATCCCCCGGCGTGTCGCTCGGCGTTGAGGAGCGCGCGACGCGCCTGCGTGCGGTCGGGGTGGCAGCGTTCCTCGTGGTCCACACCGGCCCGCCAGGCGGCGATCTTGTCCCACGCGAACGCGTACCAGTGTGGGCAGTCGGCACAGGTGACGACGACGCCGGAGGCGCGGCTGATGTCGATCTGGATGGCGCCGGGTTCTCTGGTCATGGGGGTCCTATCCGAAGTACATTGCGTCGGCCGGCGACGTGGGCTTGGGTGCGTCGTCGAGGAACTGGAGGGCGAGCGAGCACGCCTCGAGCGGAGTGATGTCGGCGGCGTAGTCGTTGCGGGGTCGGCCGAATCCGAAGCCTCCATAGGTGCCGATCGCGCGCTTGATCGCGATCTCGGCGGCGCGCTCGAGGTGCTGCTGCCGACGGAAGTGGACGAGCACGCCGGCGTCGAGGAGCTTGAGCATCTTGGTCGCGCCGCGGCGCACGTCCTCGGTCGTGGCGGCGATGAGGCGCGCTGGCGGGGTCGCCCGCTGGAGTGTCTCGATCTCGACGCCAGCGGCCTGCGATGCCTTGTCGTAGATGATGGGCAGGTTGTACTTCCGGGCCAGCTGCAGCGCGGTGAGCGCGAAACCCTTGATACCGGCCTGATGATGCAGGAGGCCGATCGCGATGCGCTCGGGTTGCTCGGGTGCGGCGCCTTCGAGGGCGAGCGCCGAGGACACGAGATCCTCGGCCGCGGCGTAGTACCACGCCACGCCGAGCGACGCCCACAGGCCGTCTGGATGCACGGCCATGGCAAGCGCGAACTGCGCCGGCGCGGGCGGCAGGTCGCCGTCAAGACTGGTCCGCTCCCATGGGGCGGGTGCGATGATCCGGTCCGCGCCACCCTCGGTGCCGAAGAGTCCGAGGTACTCGCGCGTGAACTTGTCGCGGGGGAACTTGCGGAAGTTGCGTTCGACCGCATCGAGCGGAGTCGTGTAGCCGACGCCGGGATGATGGATCTCGATGAGCTCGCGCACGCGGGCTCGAGGGTGCTCGGCGCTCGGTTCCCAGTCCTCGAGCTCCTCGGGGTCGACGCTCTGCGGGACGCCATGGCGGATGACGCCGGCCGTAGGGTCCTCGAGCGTGTCGTAGAGGAGGTTGCCGGTCGTGTAGGACGCGGCGGTGCCGGAGGCGATGAACTGCGCGCCGGGTTTCGTGTCCATGGTCGGGAGCACCGAAACGATGAGGTCGAGCGAGATCTCGGGGTCGGCCTCACCGGCCTCGTCGACCCAAGCGACGTCGAAGCCGCCGGAACGGAAACCGTCCGAGGTCGGGGCGTACAGCGCGAAGTGGTTGCCACGGCGGGCCCAGCTGATCGACTCGGAGCCCTTTCCCTCGTTGATCTTGAACGGCATCGACTTGGGATCGGGGTAGACGCGGCGGATCGGGGCAACCATGTCGAGGAGGAACCGCTCGCGGCCCTTCTGACCGCCGCCCACCATGGTGACGGTCCAGCCCATGACGTAGTCCTCGCGCTCCTGGCCACGCCCGAGGAGGACGCATTGGATGCTCGTTGTCTTCGTGGTCCGTCGCGGCTCAAGCACGGCGTTCAGCAAGTGCCCCGCGCCGAGCTCGTCGGCGATGACGAGTTGGATCGGGGTGGGTCCTCTCTGTCCGTCACCGGCTCGGACCCGCTGGTCAAGGCGCAGGAGCCGAGCACCCTCGAGGAACTCAGCGCGGCCCTGGTCTGTCGTGACGAGATCGGTCACGCGCAGCGGCTCAGGGATGCGGGAGCGCCACTCGAGCCAGACCGATTCGTGCTGGAGGTCGGCGAGCGAGGGCTGCACGCCGGAGCGGGCCGAGGTGATGATCTTCGTCACGGTGCTGGCGCGGCCGCGCGGCGCAGGTTTGGTGGTCATTGTCCTGTCATTTCAGGGGGAGGAAGGGCTGAAGAGCCTTCGGCGGGGGTGACACTTTCCGAAGAAAAAAAGCTGGTCATAGCAGCATCCCGTCGAGCACGCGGGCGACTGCGCCGGACCCGTTGAACAGGTCGGTCATGGTGTCGGTCGATGGGTCGTAGCCGAGGACCTCGCAGATCCAGAGGGTCCAGTCGCGGGGCTTAGCACCGGCGAAACCTGCGCGCGGCGTCGACGCGGTGAGCGTGTTGCGCACGCGCCGACCGCGCTGCTCGTCGACGCTGCGCCGGGTGGTCGGGACGTAGGCGATGACGGGTTCCCACATCGAGAGCACTCGTCGACGCGACGGGAGTGCGTTGGGCTTGTGCCAGGACAGCAGCATCACGTCGGCGGGCAGGCTCGGCATGCGCATGTAGGCGGGTAGCGAGTCGACGTCGAGGGCGATGGCCCAGCCGTCGTAGTTGGCGACGAGCTCGGCGATCAGTGCGTCGTGTCGGGCGGCGTCGTCCCACTCGGCAGCGCGAGGGTGGGAGTCGGCGCGAGGGTGGGAGTCGGCGCGACGTAGATTCTTGCCGAGCCCCCTCCCGGTGCCGTACCAGCGGTCTGACTTGCCGAGGTAGGGCGGGTCCGCGATCGCAAGCCTCACCATCCGAGGAGTCCTGTCGTGCTCGACCGCACGGCGGCTTGTCGGGCCTGGCCCATGCGCCCGCCGGCGGCGCGGTTGCCCTGGCATCGGCCGGTCTTGTACCGGTGCTCGGGCGCGAGGTTCGACAGAGCGTGCCCGCCTTGCGGGTCGCGGTGACCGACGTCGTACGTCTGCTCGGGGTCGATCTCGCGTCCGCAGCGCCAGCATTCGACCTCGCGGCCCGACCGGCGGGCGGCGGCGACCTGTTGCCGGATGATGCGGGCGTTCTTCCGGTACTCCGGGTCCTGGTGCTTGCGGGTCATCGCTGGGCCGATGTGAGGTGCCAGCCGTGGCAGCGGTCGCAGGCGTAGGCGCGGATGGGTTTCTTGTCGCTCTCGCGGTTCTCGCGGCGGCGGATGGTGCGCAGCGCGGCGCGGGCTTGGGCGCCGGATGCGAATCGCTTCTTGCCGCAGGTGTGGACGCTCACGCCTCGCCCCAGCGCAACGGGCCGATCTGGTGCTGGCCGTCGTGATCGGCGGGCAGCTCGCAGAGGCGTGCGTGGCCGCACACGGCTGCGATGTGCGTGAGGTCGTCGCTCGTGAGTGGTCGGCCGAGAGGTCCGGCGTCGACGAGTGCCAGAGCCTCGTCGATCTGCGCCTCGATGGTGGGCTCCTCGACTGCTCTGAACTTGGCCCAGACTCGCTCGCTCATCGTGATCCTCCTCCGAGGCTGTATCGGTTGGGCGCGCACTCGGCGCGGTGGGTGGCGTAGTCGTCCTCGATGCGGATCTCCACGAGCGGGAAGATCAGACCGCAGGCGCTGCACTGGCCGTAGATCGTGGCGCTCATGACGCGACCGCCTCGGCCGCGTAGTCGCCCTTCGCGCAGATCGGGACGCCGCCGCCCGTGACGTCGACCAGCGGGTGCCCGAAGGCGCACACGTCGACCTCGCGCGCGCGTGCTGTACCCAGCTGGGGAAGTGATTCAGATTTGTAGGGTGGTTCTAAGGATGGTTCGGTGGGCGCTACCGCCCCTACCCCCCTGGGCGCTACCGCCCCTACCCCCTGGGCGCTACGGCCCTCCCCTGGCGCTACCGCCCCTGGCTCATCCGGCGAGTTATCCACAGGCTCGTCGGTGGCTTCGATCGCATCCGCAGCTGCCCGTCGACCGACGTCCTGGAAGCGCGGTCGACGGCCTGCGCGAGTGTCGCGGTGCTGGGACGAATGGTCGCAGAACGGCGGGCAGATCAGGTTGATGACGTAGAGGTTCGGGCGAGCGTAGTCGGGCGTCTGAGCGCGCCCACCGGCCCCCGTGACGACCTTGAGCTCTCCGAGCTCAACGAGACGCTCAACGGCCCGTCGCGCGTTGCGGATATCGACGTTCGCGAACGCAGCGAGGCGCGCGTAGGACGGCCACGAGCCGCCCTCGCCGTCGTGATCGGCGATCGCGAGCATGACGAGCCTCGCAGTCCCGGTCGCCTTAGAGTGCGCCCACACGAGCGCTTGCGCGGCGTTACTCATGGCGCGCCGTACCGGATCGCGAGGCCCGCGCCGAGCGCAATGCCGGCGTAGACCGCTACGACGATGATGATCGCCCAGGCAGCACGCGAGCTCAGACCACCCGGCGGGGTGTAGGTCGTACGTCGAGATTTGGACATGCCGCCAGCGTTTCGGCGCGACACTCACAATCATGGATTGATCGCGGCGTGTCGAGATATCGACGCTCGGTGCTAATCTCGGCGCATGACCGTAATCAACGACACCGGGCTCAGTTTGGCGAAGCGCCTACGCACCGCGCGCCTCCTCGCGGAGCTCGAGCAGGCGGACGTTGCTCGAGCGCTCGGCGTCGGCCGATCGACCATCTCGAACTGGGAGACGGGCGTCAGCGAGCCGCCGGCGTCCGCCTTCGTGGGCTGGGCGCGCGTCACAGGTCAACCGCTGGAATGGTTCGCCGATGGTGTGGAGTACACCCCCCGGGACTTGAACCCGGAACCCACTGATTAAGAGTCAGTTGCTCTGCCAATTGAGCTAGAGGTGCGCGGTCGGAAGCGACCGACCGAGGAGCAAGACTACCATGTCAGGGAGCG